AGAGGTGGATTTGGTAGAGGGATTAGATACTACAATTGATTGGAAGAACACAGGAGACAATAGTTATGATGGAGAAAAACTTAAGTTACTTGTGCACGATGAATCAGGTAAATGGGAAAGACCGAACAACATATTAAACAATTGGCGTGTTACAAAAACATGTTTACGTTTGGGTAGCAAAATCATAGGAAAGTGTATGATGGGGAGCACATCAAACTCACTTGAAAAGGGTGGCGATGCGTTCAAAAAGTTATTTTATGATTCAAACATAAACAATAGAAATGCCAATGGTCAAACCAAAAGCGGACTATATTCATTGTTCATCCCTATGGAGTGGAATATGGAAGGGTTTATTGATAAGCACGGAATGCCTGTGTTTAGAAATCCAGAACAAGAAACTATAGATGTTTATGGAGATTACATATATCAGGGCGCTATTGATTATTGGGAAAATGAAGTAGAAAGCTTGAAGAACGATGCAGATGCATTGAATGAATTTTATCGTCAATTTCCTCGTTCTGAGTCACATGCATTTAGAGATGAAAGTAAACAATCGTTATTTAATCTTCAAAAGATATATCAGCAAATTGATTACAATGAATCCCTTATAAAAGATCAGTTTATCACTAGGGGTTCTTTTTCATGGAGAGATGGAATAAAAGATACAGAGGTTATATTCAGCCCAAATGACAGGGGTAGATTTTACGTTACATGGACACCTAACAAACAGCTTCAGAATAAATTTATAATGAAACAAGGATTTAAGTATCCTGCAAACGAACACATGGGTGCGTTTGGATGTGATAGTTATGATATATCAGGAACAGTTGGTGGAGGTGGATCAAATGGGGCTTTGCATGGAATTACAAAGTTTCATATGGATGAAGGCCCCACTAATGAGTTTTTCTTAGAATATATAGCTAGACCTCAAACGGCTGAAATATTTTTTGAAGACGTACTAATGGCGTGTGTGTTTTATGGCATGCCGATACTTATTGAGAATAACAAGCCTCGATTGTTGTATCATTTTAAAAACCGAGGATATAGGGGATATTCAATGAATAGACCAGATAAATCTTACATAAAGCTATCAAAAGCGGAAAAGGAGCTTGGAGGAATACCAAACTCTAGTGAAGATATTAAGCAGGCTCATGCAGCTGCAATAGAATCTTATATAGAAAAGTATGTGGGATTAGATTTTTTGGGAACTTTTAGAGATACGGATAGTATGGGAACTATGTATTTTAGTAGAACTTTAGAGGATTGGGCAAGGTTTAATATTAACAATAGAACCAAGTTTGATGCTTCTATTAGCTCTGGTTTAGCCATTATGGCTACACAAAGACACTTATACCAACCCGTTAAAAATAAATCAAAAATAAAACTTAACTTTGCAAGATATGACAATAGGGGAAGTTTTAGCCAAATTATAAGATAAATGGAGGACGTAAAAATAGCAATTAACCCTCAGGGTTTCCCAAGTCAATTTGTGTCTGATAGTGTAAAAGACAGCTTTGAATTTGGATTACAAATAGGTCAAGCCATACAATACGAATGGTTTAGAAAAGATGGGGGCCAAAGCCGATTCTACAATCAATGGGCTGACTTTCATAGGCTACGCCTATATGCTCGAGGAGAGCAATCAATTCAAAAGTATAAAAACGAATTAGCAATAGATGGCGATCTTAGCTATCTTAATTTAGATTGGACACCCGTTCCAATAATTCCCAAGTTTGTAGATATTGTAGTAAATGGAATGGCTGATAGGTTATTCAAGGTAAAAGCTTATGCTCAAGATGCAATGTCCTTAGATAAAAGGAGTAAATATCAAACAGAGCTTGAAAAAGACATGTTGGCAAAACCAATTATGAAACAGGTTCAACAGCAGATGGGTGTCAATACATTTAGAATGAGTGAGGAAGAGGTTCCAGAAAGTGATGAGGAGCTAGCTTTACACATGCAGATTAAATACAAACCTTCAATAGAAATCGCAGAAGAAGAAGCTCTAAATACTGTACTAGCCGAAAATCGATATCATGATTTGCAAAAACAATTATATTATGATCAAATGGTATTGGGTCTTTCTATGTGTAAACATTCATTTAAACCTGGTTCAGGAATAGAGATAGAGTATGTTGACCCTGCTAATGTTGTTTATAGTTATACAGAAGATCCTTATTTTAAAGATTGTTTTTATTGGGGTGAAATTAAAACATTACCGATTATTGAGCTTAAAAAAATTGATCCAAGCTTAACTAGAGCTGATATGGATGAAATATCTAAATACAGTCAAAGTTGGTACGATTATAATAATACAGCTCAATATTACAACAACAGTTTATTCAGTAAAGACAGCGCTACTGTGCTGTTTTTTAATTACAAAACCACACACACATTTACTTACAAGAAAAAAGTAAATTCAGTTGGAGCAGAAAAAGTTATTGAAAAAGAAGACACTTTTGATCCAACAGCAGAAATGCAAGAGGAAGGAAACTTTGAAAAAATAAGCAAGACTATAGACGTTTGGTATGAAGGTGTGATGGTTATGGGAACAAACATACTTCTTAAATGGAAGATGGCTGAAAACATGGCTAGACCTGCATCAGCATCTCAAGAAGTTTATCCTGAGTTTATTGCTTCTGCACCAAGAATGTATAAAGGAGTAGTTGAATCTTTAGTAAGGCGTATGATTACGTTTGCAGATTTGATTCAGATTACTCACTTAAAAATGCAACAAGTAATATCTAGAGTTGTTCCAGATGGAGTATTCATTGATGCAGATGGATTAAATGAAGTAGATTTAGGAACAGGCCAAGCATATAATCCTGAAGATGCATTAAGAATGTTCTTCCAAACAGGTTCTGTTATTGGTAGATCATTTACGCAAGATGGAGACTTTAACAATGCTAAGGTTCCCATTCAGCAGTTGAATAGCAATTCGGGTCAGGCGAAAATTCAGAGTTTGGTTGGAACATATAATCACTATATGTCAATGCTCCGTGATGTAACAGGTCTCAATGAAGCAAGAGACGGAGCTACGCCTGATTCCTATTCATTAGTTGGGTTGCAAAAATTAGCAGCATTAAGTAGTAATACAGCAACTAGACATATATTGGATGCGGGGCTAGGTATTAGTCAAAGGTTATGTACAGCATTATCTAGTCGTATTGCAGATTTGATTCAGTATTCTGATTTTAGAGAAGAATTTGTAAATCAAGTTGGAAAATTTAACGTTGGGATTCTTCAAGAAATATCACAATTATATTTAAGTGACTTTGGGATCTTTATTGAAATAGCTCCTGATGAAGAGCAAAAAGCTCAGCTTGAGCAAAATATTCAAATGGCTTTATCTAAAAATGATATCAACCTTGAAGATGCTATTGATATTAGAGAAATAAAAAACATCAAATTAGCTAACCAAATGCTTAAGGTTAGAAGAAAAGCTAAGCAAGATCAAGAGCAGCAAGCTGCACAACAAAAAGCACAACAACAAGGGCAGATTAATATGCAGTCTCAACAAGCTGCAGCACAAGCTGCAATGCAGAAGCTTCAAATGGAAACCAAAGCTTCAATGGAGATTGAACAGGCTAAAGCTAGATTCTCTGTTGAGAAGATGAAGGGTGAGGCTGCGATTAAAGCTGAGCTTATGCAGTTAGAGTTTAATCTTCAAATGCAAATAAAAAATGCAGAAGCAAAAGCACTAAAGGATAGAGAGTTACAAAGAGAAACATCGAAATCAGATAGAATATCTCAAGCAAACACGGAACAATCAAAACTTATTGAGCAGCGTAAAAACAATTTACCACCTGTTAGTTTTGAGTCTAATGAAGATAGTTTAGATGGTTTTGACCTGGCAGAGTTTGAGCCGAGATAGGCTTAAATTTTGTAATAAATTATATATTAACTTTGCATAAAATTAAATAAAATGGAATTAAAGATCAAAGAAGTAAATCCTGTGGAGGAAAAATCTGTACAGGAAGTAGAGGAGAAACTACTTAAAAAACACGAAGAAGAAAACAACGAGCCTGAAAAGGTTGAAGATACTACTACAGAAGTAGCTGAAGAGCCAAAGGTTGAAGAGCCTACTGTAGAACAAAATACCGAGCCTGTCTCGGAAGTTGAAAGTCCAACTATAAAAGACGAAGACGTTCTTTCATATATTAAAAATAGATATAATAAAGATATATCTTCTGTAGATGATTTGTTAACTCAAAAAGAGAATAACGAACCACTACCTGAAGATGTGTCTAAATATTTGGATTTTAAAAAGAATACAGGAAGAGGATTTGAGGATTTTGTGAAAGCGAATCGTGACCTTTCAAATTTATCTGATGATCAACTCCTGCGAGAGTATTATTCTATGACTGAATCTGATTTAGATGCTGATGATATTCAGTATTTAATGGATGACAAGTTCGGATATGACGAAGAGCTTGATGAGCCAAAAGATATCAAGAAAAAGAATATTACTAAGAAAAGAGAAATTTCTAAAGCTAAAAAGTACCTAAATGAGCTTAAAGAAACGTATAGTATCCCTCTTGAGTCAAGTGGGGGTTCTGTTTCTAAAGAAAATTTAGAAGAACTTGAGGCTTATAGGAATTACATACAACAATCCAAAACTGCTCAAGAAGCAAGCCAAAAGAAGAATGAATACTTTTTGAAGCAAACTGATAAAGTTTTTGATTCCGAGTTCAAAGGTTTTGAGTTCAATGTAGGAGATAAAGTAATATCGTATGCATACGGGGATGCTCAAGAGATGAGGTCTAAACAGATGAGTCTAGAAAATTTTGTAAATAAATTTATAGGCGATGATGGATTAATAAGTGACGCTAAGGGGTGGCATACTGCACTAAGTGCAGCTATAAATCCTCAAAAGTTTGCTCAGTATTTTTATGAGCAAGGCAAGGCAGATGCAATTGGAGATGTTACGAAGAAAAGTAAGAACATCAACATGAATGTAAGGCAAACGCCTCAAGCAATTGGCGACACAGGATTTAAAGCTAGACCTTTGTCTAAGGAGAGTGGTAGAGGATTAAGAATTAGAAGTAAAAAAAAATAAGTTTAAAAATTAAAAGTTAAAAATTATGGCAGTAGATGGAGTACCTGGGTTTGACTTGCAACCAAGTTCGGAACAGGTCTTATTACAGACAAACTATATCACCAATTTTGATTTCTTGAATCAGTATTTACCTGATACATATGAAAAAGAATTTGAGCGATATGGAAACAGAACAGTAGCATCATTCTTACGAATGGTAGGCGCTGAAATGCCTTCTAACTCTGACCTCATTAAGTGGGCAGAGCAAGGAAGATTACACACTAAATACACAGATGTTGAGTCGGGAGCAGCAGCAGGAGCTGCTACAGCCACTCTAACAATCAATGATGTACTTGTACCTGGTTCAGGTTCAATTGCTATTAGAGTAGGGCAAACAATTATGCTATCTGATAGTTCAATTGGTTCAACAAACAGCAACAAAGCACTTGTTACTGGTGTTGACACGGCCAACGGTACAATAGACGTAGCTTATTATGAAGGAGGAGGTCAGACAATGGCTGCAGCTGTAAAATGTTCATTGTTTATCTATGGTTCTGAATTTCAAAAAGGAGCTGTCGGTATGCAAGGACAATTGGAAGCTGATGACTTCATTTTCGAAAATTCACCAATCATCATCAAAGACCACTATGCAGTTAGCGGATCCGACATGGCTCAGATTGGATGGATTGAAGTTACAACTGAAAACGGAGCAACAGGATTCTTGTGGTATCTAAAATCAGAGCACGAAACAAGACTAAGATTTGAAGACTATCTTGAAACAGCAATGGTGGAAGCAGTTCCTGCCGAAGGTGGTTCAGGTGTTGCAGCTATCGCTGCAGGTGTTGCTTCAGGTGTTGGTAACAAAGGTTCTGAAGGATTATTCTATGTAATTGAAGATAGAGGAAATGTATGGAGCGGTGGTAACCCAACAGCTCTTGCAGACTTTGATGCTATCATTCAGAGACTAGACAAGCAAGGTTCTATCGAAGAGAATGTTCTTTTCGTAAATCGTGAGTTTGGATTTGACATTGACGATATGTTAGCTGCTCAAAATTCATACGGAAACCCAGGTGGTACTTCGTATGGTCTTTTTGACAATGACGAGGAAATGGCTCTAAACTTAGGATTCTCAGGATTCCGTAGAGGATATGACTTCTATAAGACTGATTGGAAATATCTTAACGACCCAACTATGCGTGGTGATATCATTGGTGGAGCTATTAATGGGGTATTAGTACCTGCAGGTTCTACAACTGTTTACGACCAAGTGTTAGGTAAAAACGCTAAGAGACCTTTCTTGCATGTTCGTTATAGAGCGAGTGAAACTGAAGATAGACGTTATAAGACGTGGATTACAGGTTCTGCAGGAGGAGCAGCTACATCGGATCTTGATGCGATGGAAGTTAACTTCTTGTCTGAAAGAGCTTTATGTACTCTAGGTGCTAACAACTTCTTCATCTTTACTAATTAAGAGGTAGATTATAAATATGTAGTAGTTACCCTCGTTTAAATGACGAGGGTAGTTATTACTTTTAATAAAATTTAAATTAAATAAAATGAAAAAAAGTAAAAAGACATTTGTAGACAAGGTCTACAGACTAACTAAAGAAAAGGCTCCATTGAGCTACACAATTCCTTCTCGACATACTAAGAGAAAATCACTATTATATTTTGACGAATCCACAGGTATTAATAGAGCAATTCGTTATGCTAAAAATCAAAAAAGCATTTTTGAAGAAGAGCAAGACGGAAATGTAATATTAGAACCGATTATTTTTGAAGATGGATTCTTAAGAGTTTCTAAGCAAAACCAAATACTTCAGGAGTTTTTAGCTTTTCATCCCGCACACGGAAAAGAGTTTGTGGAGGTAGATAAAGAAGCTGATGCGTCTGTTGAAGTTGACAACTTAGATTTAGCATTAGAAGCTCAAGTACTAGCAAAAGACTTAGATGTTGAGATGTTGGAAACTATTGCAAGAGTTGTGATAGGATTGAATATTGAAAAAATGACTTCAGCAGAACTTAAAAGAGACGTTAGGGTTTTTGCGAAAAGATATCCTAATGAGTTTATGGAGTCAATTAATGATCCATTACTTTCACTACAAAATAAGTGTTCTAAATTCTTTAGCGAAGGATTACTTGTTTTGAAAAACAAAAAAGATGTTTACTATAACTTAAAAGGAAACAAAAACAAATTGTTAACAGTACCTTATGGAGAAGATCCATTGTTTATTTTAGCATCGTTTTTGCAAAGCGATGAAGGACTAGAAGTCCTAAGGATATTAGAATCTAAATTAGATTAGTCAAGGAGGCCTCAAAAAAAGAGGCCTCTTTTTTTTTCTTATCTTTGTACAAAGAAAAATAGAGCAGAATGTCGTTAATCAATACAGTCAGAGCTACTGTGCTTTCCATTGCAAATAAGAATAATTTTGGATATATCACGCCTAATGATTTTAACTTATATGCAAAACAAGCTCAGTTAGATTTATTTGAAGATTACTTTTATCAATATAATAGTTGGAATGTCAAACAGAATGTTAGACAATCTGGTACAGGATATGCTGATATTGTAAAGGGATTAGAAGAAGTGGTAGATAGTTTTTCATCTACTAAACCTCTTTCTCATTCTTCATTAAATCTTTTTGATTTGCCTGAAGACTACTATTTGATTAATAAAATAAACTACTACCCTACTGTCGTGACAAAAGGGTATGTTGATCAAATTAATCCTCCTCCATCTACAACGCTTCAAGATACCACGGCTACGTTTGTTACATCAGGGGTTCAACCAGGTGATGTGATTTCAAACTCAACAACAGGAGAGTTTGGGTATGTGGTTCAAGTTATAAGCGAGAATGTATTAATTGCAACTCAAATATGGGATTTAGGAGATTACTATTGCATTGTAAGAAACAACGGAATGAGGGAGATTGAAAGAGTATCACAAAACCAGATATTTTATTTAAACGCTTCTCATTTAACTCAACCAAGTGAATTATATCCTGCTTATGTGTTAGGCGGTGCAACTGATGTTATGTATGGAAATACAGTTACAGTATACCCTGAAAGCATAAATG